TAAGTGTAAAGACCTGTTGGAGGAGTTCCAGCAGTTCCTACAATGTTTGCTGTGTTCAAAGCAGCAGTTGTTGTGCCGTCAAAGTCGATTTTATTGGCAATAGCTGCTACTGCTGGCTTCAGAATACGGTCAGAGAACATATCCAAAGACAAAGCCAAGTCCTGAGTGGTGAACTGAGTATCCACATGGAATTGTGTAGACAAAGTTACAGGGACTGAAGTTTCGTTCAAATCTTCAACATTCAAAGCTGGGCCTGTAGTTCCTACGAAACGACCAGGTCTGCGGACATTGACTGTTGCTCCGATTTTCGCACCAACTACAGCGAACTGGTCGTCATAGTTGCGGTCTACTTCAGAAGTAAAAGTTAATTCGTTCTCCAAAACCATCAACGCTTCGTTAGTGATTTTGGAAATGGTTAATAGCGTATTTGCCATGATATTTCCTTTAAATAAAAAAATTAGGTTTATCTAACCTTACCTTGCTGTCGTGCTGCTTTCCATTGTGCGTATGTTCCATGAAATTCACCATTGGTGTCTACAAGAACATCTGCTCCAACTTTGCCACCACTTAACGGCTTGATAGGACTAGGTGCTTTACTTTCAGAAACAGTCTTTTTCTCAGCTTTAGAAGGCTTTTCTTCTTTGGCTTCAAAACGAGCTTCGAGCTTACCTAATTCTCTAAGGGCTTTAACAACAGGCATTTCTGCTAGTTGTTTAGCATAGTCATCTTCAGAGGCTAAGTAATAAAGGATTTGCGCCCCTACATCACTTTCTAAGATTGCATCACGAATTTCATCTTTTACGATTACATTGCTTGATTGAACAATCCTATCAAAGTCAGGTAAATTTTCTTTGGCCTTTTCGAGCTTTTTGTTCCATTGCTCGGCAATTTTGGCTTTAGATTCTTCATCTTTCCTTTTAGCTTCCTCGGCATCCCTACGCAATAGAGCTTGTTCAGCACTCCATTCTGCTAATGCCTCCGCATATTCGTAAGCATCATTAAATTGGCTTGCCTGTGGTTTGCCATTATTTACAGGTTTTTCCTGCTCTTGTGGCGCACCTTTTTGCTCCATTTCCCTTAATCGTTTTTCAAGTTCAACAGCACGAGCTTCAGCTTCCTGCGCCCTTTTGCTTACTTTATCAAAACGCTTATTAAGTTTTTCTTTCGACTTCTCGGCATCCTGTTTCTTAGCATCTTCCTTTGCTTCTGGTTCACTCTGCGCTTCGTCTTGCGCTGGCTCTGAATCTTTCTTTACAGATTCAGCCTCAGTTGGCTCAACTTGGTCAGCTAAACCTAATCTTTCTGCATAAAAGGTTGCTGCGTTTTCTGCTGTTACTACATTTGATGCTACTGCGTTTTCTTCGGCCATGTTATTCACAAGCTCCTAAGTTGGTTTAAAAATACTACTAAATTAAATTGTTGTCTATTTTTTCTTAGATTCTTTTTTGGCAGACTTCATTAATGATTTCTGCTCTTTAAGTTGTTCTTTATCCATACCTAAGAATGGATTTTTGACTTCAGGCTCATACTTTTTACCTGCCCTACGAGCCATTTCTTTCATTTTCCATTCAATTACATTATCACCAGTTACTGTTGCCATATTTCCTCCGATTAAATACCACGCTCTACTGCTTCATTAAGAGCATCACGCTCTGTCCTTAAATCTAACTGAGCCATTACTAGGGCTAATTGGGCTTTAAGCTGTTCTACCTCAAGCTGAGTTTGCGACTTAATAACGGTGTCATGAGCTTGAGTATCGGTTCTAAGTTGAGTATCTTCACGCTTAACTTGCAATCGCATAGCTTCACGCTGAGTTTCAGCTTCTTGAACTTGTTGCTGAACAGTTGCTCTGTATTTCTTATCCATTTCTTCAGCTTGGATTTGTTGCTGAAGCTGTTGGATAGTCGCTTGAGCCTGTTTAAGCATCATTTGGGCTTGTGGAGGCACTTCAGACTTATCATCTATCTGAGCTAATGGGTTAGCAGCAGCTAACCTGTCAGCCACGATGTCAGCGCCAGGGAAGTCCATATTGCGGAAGATTAAATCGCCAGCTTGAGCCATTAAGTTAGGGTCAGCAGTAAGCAATGTCATCATAGAATCCACAGCCTCTTGGCGCTTAGAAGCATAGCCTGGGCCTGTTTCCATCACAATATCGTATTCGCCTACAGTTACATCATTTAATACTTTTTCTACACCTTGCTCATCTTGGGTTTTTTCGTTGATATTAACGATTTCACCCTTGCCGTCTGCGCCAATAATGCGTAAAGCCCTTTCTTCGCTATAAATGTGAGGAATAAGGTCTAAGCAAATACGGCCTGACTGACGAATAGAACGAGTTAAATTGTCGTAATAATGGAAATTTGTCATATCGGTCTGCTGTTGCTGACCGTTTAGAGCTTTACCGCTAATTTGACCTTGGGGAAGTTGAGCAGGGTCATAAATACCGACAACCGCCATTAAATCTGAATTTAACCCTTGTAATGCTGTAACCATTCCTGTTGGAGGTGGTTCAGGCTGAATACGAGTAGGAACAGGCGCTTCTCTACCTTCGCTATCAGTTTGCTTATAACGCAATACAGGCATAGATTTGATGTTAGCGGTATTCCACTCCATCTCATGCCCTTCATCCTGCCCTTCAGCTAAGAGGAATTTAGCTTTAGGAGCAAGGGCAACGGACTCTGTTAGCGCAGTTGACCAGAAGTTATACATACGCTGTGGGTCTTTTGCCATTCTTGTAAGACCAAACTTCTTCTTCTTGCTATCAACAATAAGCTGCTGACCATATACAGGCACTACAGGGATATAACGACCTACCCAATCCTTTTGCTCAAGGATTTGCATACCTGTCAGCTTGCACCATTTGATTTGTTTTTTAATGGTTTCACGCTTAGATACTACATAAACCCCTGCTTCTAGCATCATGCTTTCGCTAGGCTTTTCATCCTCATAACAAGTAGTGCCATCAGACAAAAGCAGCAGTTTCATGCGCTTATGTTCGGTATAAAAGTATTCAGCTACTCGAATATCCTCTTTAGTAATCCATTCTGATTGGCTATCGCCTGTGCCACGAGGATTAAAACCTGCCCCATCATCAGCTCCTGGATACATTTTGCGGAATGCTTCCTTGCTAATAACTTCAGTAATTAAGCATTTCTCAGCATCAGAGCCGTCAGGTTCATTGGAATTAGGGTCAAAATAGACCATAAATGGGTTTTCAATGCGCTTAATGTAGATTTCTTGATACATTGAATCAGGTCTTGAATAATCGTGAACGATGCGCCAAAAGCCCCAACCCATACGAACTGCGAAATCAAAAGCATTGTCATAAGCAGAATCAGCATCAGATTGGTTCTCAATATGGCGCAATATGCCTGTTATTACTTCAGCAGTCTTTTCATCGCTTTCGGTGTTCATGCCATGAGCAACCATTCTAGGTCTTTGCTGGCGCTGTTGGTTTGCTATTTGACGGCAATAAGCATCAACCTTATTAATCGTTAAATAAGGTCTTGATTCCAATAAACGGCTATTTTGGATTTCTACAGGCCATTGGTCGCCACCTGCAAATTTAAGGTCATCTAAGGCTTCAACTCGATTATTAGAGTCATTATCCGAGCAGAATCGCAGAAACTGTTTAGCTTCCTCGATTACCCCTGATTCATAATCATCGCCATATTCGGTGGAGTAGATACCACCATTGCCTGAGTCGTAGACCGCCATATTAGTTCCTTATTAGCCCATCCAGCTTGAGATACTATAATCCATTGGCTTGCGTTTTACTACTTTCTTTTCTTGAATCATAAGCCCAATATATCTAAAAGCATCAGCACCATGCGAATAATTATCATGGACAGGCTTTAAGCTAAATTGTTTAGTATCAGGGTCTACATCGTAACGATAATGTCGTAAACAATCTAGTCCTGCGCTGGTGTTGTTTTTATCAAAATAACACGAGTTGAATATAGTTCTTGCAGCATTAATAGAGTCTGCAATAGGCACTCTGTCAATAATACGCACATTGTAGCCTGAACTTCTGACGATTTCTTCTAGGCTTCTGCCATTAGCAGCTAAAGTTTTGTTTTGTGCATCATGCGGTAAATATAAGGTGTCATAAACATAGCCAAATGTCTGCATCCTGCCCAATATCTCGCTAATAGTTGTTTGGGTAGTTTCAAAGTAACGTATTAAGCGAGTTTCCATGCCGATAAATTGAACGAACCAAACCGCAGTTGCATCGGCCCAACCTATATCGAATACTGCATGAACAGGTTTAATAGGGTCATAAGGCACATTACAAATCCTGCCATCTTGTTCAGCTCTTTGCATTTCTTTAGCAAATACAGCCCCATCAATGGTTGACCTTGTGAAGCCTTCCCAGACATTCTGATAAGCCTCAAAATCCCTTGCTTTTAAGGTTTGTCGTTCAGTTTCTAATACTTGTGGAAACCAAGGGTTATCTGACCAGTTGACCTTTTTAACGATTGCATTATCAGGTGGGCTAATAACAAACCGCTTATAGGTTTCATCAGTAGGCAGTTCAGGGTTAAAAGTAACCCATATTTCGCTGTTTTCTTTACGAATAGTCGGTATCAGAATATCCCAAGAAATAGCGGTTACATTGTTTGCCTCCTCAACCCAGCAGTAATCTATGCCTTCTATAGATTTCAGACCATTTACATTGTTTTTAATGCCTGCAAAGATAAACTCTGTGCCATTTGTGCCACGAATAGTTGTCTGCGTTATCTCATAGTGCGCTTGTAGCCCTAAATTGTAGATTTGGTCGCATAGCAGCTTATGCACCGAATCTTTAATGGAAGTCTGAAATTCCCTAGCGCATAAGACTCGAATAGTATTTTCTACCCCTTTGCACAATAGCGCCCTGGCTACAGAATGTGACTTTCCTGCGCCCCTACCGCCATATAACACCCTGTAACGGCTATGTTTAGGCTCAAATAAGCATCTTAGCTTGGCAGGAAACTGGGGCCATACAAACCCCTTGTCATCAATCCTTGTTTCCATCAGGCTCTACAAAAGAAATATTGATGCCTTTAATCTCTGCGCCTTCTCCAGCAGCCAATTCAGTTACATTGGTTTCTTTCCACCTAGCCCTAGTTTTTAACCAAAAAATAGCAGCAGCAGTATTACCTTTTTTGGCTTGTTGAAACAATGTGCCAGCAATAGAAGCGTTGGCATCAATCCTGCCTTCTTCTAGTTCTTGTTTGTAATATTTAACTAGCGTATCAGAGCTAATTTTTAGCTTTTTGGCAATATCTTCATAAGTTGTGCCTAAAGCAGCCAATTTTTTAGCTACTTCTCTATCGGCATCTGTAGGCTCATAAGGCGGCCTTCCTCGTTCTGCCATTTTATAACTCCGCTAAAATAGCTTTTTTGCCAGTAAAGTCTTCCCAACGCTTTACGATGACATCGCAGTATTTAGGGTCTAATTCCATTAATCTTGCGCTTCTTCCTACTTTTTCACAAGCAATCATAGTAGAGCCTGAGCCTCCAAAAAGGTCGATTATTAAATCGCCACCCTTGCTAGAATTATTAATTGCTTTTTCAACCAATGCAACAGGCTTAGGAGTTGTATGTCCTTCAACTCTTTCTTTATCAAATTGCCATACAGAAGTTTGTTTTCTATCGGAATACCATGAATGAGAGCCATTATCCATCCATCCATAAAGGCAAGGCTCATGCTGGCTTTGATAGTCGGTTTGACTCAATGTTAAGCTATTTTTAGCCCAAATAATCATAGAGCTAAAGTGAAAAAATTCTCTAAAAACAGAATGGAATACATCAGCGCATCGGTCTGAATGAAAACAATAGATTGAAGCTCCTGATTTTGAGTTTGCCAAATAATTAGCAAAAACCCCTCTAAGCAAATCCTCTAACCCATCCCTAGAATCATTATTTATACCTTTGTAATCAACACCATAAGGAGGGTCTGTAAATACCATATCAGCTTTATTGCCATCCATAAGCTTATCTACAGCATCAATGCTAGTAGAATCACCGCACATAAGTCTATGATTTCCAAGAATATATATATCGCCTAGCTTGGTTTTAGGTTCTTCTGGCACTTCAGGAACAGCATCT